TATTGTAAAAAAATTATTTTCAAAAACAAATCTTCAAAGCTCTTTTAGTTATAATCAAGTGGCTCTTATTGACAAAGTTCCAACAGAATTAAATCTAAAAGATTGTATTAAGATTTATGTTGACCATAATATTGATTGTATTATAAGAGAAACTAAATTTGACTTAGATAAAGCAACTAATAGACTTGAAATTGTTAATGGTTTATTGCGGGCACTCGAAGATATTGACAATATTATAGCACTGATTAAAGGTTCTGAAAATGCAACCGCCGCAAAAGAATCATTAATTAAAAAATATCAATTCACAGAAAATCAAGCAAAGGCTATTTTAGCCATGAGACTTTCTTCTCTTGCAAAACTTGAAAAAGTTGAACTTAATAAAGAAGCTGAAGAATTAAAAAATAAAATTTTTATGTTTAATCAAATTTTAGATAATCGAGATGAGCAAATTGATATTTTAAAAGTTCGATTAAATGGATTAGTTAAAAAATATGGTGATGCCCGTCGTACAGAACTTACTAATATTGAAATAAAACCTGAAGAGAAAATCATTGAGGAAGTTGTCCCAGAAGATTGTGTTGTAATTTTATCTCAATCTGGAAATATTAAAAGAATCGCCCAGAAGTCTTTTAAAGTTCAACGTAGAAATGGTAAAGGTGTAAAAACAAAAGATAATGTTATAATGTCTACAATCTCAACAAATACGATTGATAATTTACTTCTATTTACTAAAGAAGGTAAAATGTTTAAGATTATTGTAGATGAAATACCAGTTGGCACTAATGCATCAAAAGGCGTACATGTTGGAAATTTAATTAACATGGGAATTAATGATGAAGTAATTGCCATCACTTCTCTTGCTAGAAGTAATACTGCAAAATATGTTGTTTTCTTTACTAAGAGAGGTTTAATAAAAAAGACTTGCTTAGAAGAATATACAAAAGTAAAACGTAGTACAGGAATTGCGGCAATTAAAATTAATGAGGGAGATTCTATTGCTAATGTAGAATTCATTAACGAGGAAGATATTCTTGTAGTTACTAAAAATGGAATGTCAATTCATTTTGAAAGCAAAAACATTAATCCTATAGGTAGAATCGCCGCAGGTGTTAAAACAATCAAATTAGATGAAAATGATGAGGTTGTTGTAGGATTACCAATTCATTCAGAGGAAGATATAATTGCTATCTTTTCAACAAAAGGATATGGTAAAAAGACTTCTATCAAAGAATTTAATTTACAAGGTAGAGGTGGTAAGGGTCTTGTAATTTATAGACCAAGCGTAATATATGGAGAAATTGCGGGAGCTGCAGTTGTGTCAGATAAGGATACAGTTTTACTTACTGGTCAGCCAAATTCTATATGCATTGCCGCAACTGATTTACCTTTATTAACTAGAACAAGTTTTGGCAATATTATGATAAAATCAAATATTTCATCTATTGTGAAATTTTAAGTGAAGAATATTTATTCTTCACTTGTTTTTTATAAAAAATTATATTATAATTATATTATAATATAAAAAGGATTAAAGATATGAAAAGCAAAATAGATATTGGTATTTTAATTAAAAAACTTAATAAAGCTACTGAAGCCTATGATGCAGGACATCCTATTATGACAGATAAAGAATGGGATGACCTTTATTTTGAATTAGCTGAATGGGAAAAACAGACTGGTATTATTTTTGCAGATTCTCCAACTCAAAAAATTCATTTTGAAAAAGTTTCTGAATTAAAAAAAGTAAAGCATAATCATCTTATGCTTTCTCTTGATAAAACAAAAGATATTAAAGAAGTATTTAATTTTGTGAAAAATAATACTTGGATTGCTATGGCAAAAATGGATGGTTTAACATGCTCACTTAGGTATCTTCATGGAAAGCTTGTTTCCGCAGAAACTCGCGGGGATGGTCTTATTGGTGAAGATGTTACTCATAATGCAAAAGTTATTTCATCTATTCCTCAAAAAATTAATTACACTGAGGAATTAATTGTTGATGGAGAAATTATTTGCACTTATGAAGATTTTAAACCATTTGAAAAAACTTATAAAAATCCTAGAAATTTTGCAAGTGGAAGCATTAGATTACTAGATTCAAAAGAATGTCAAAAAAGACATCTTACTTTTGTGGCTTGGGATTCTTTTTGTGATAATAAAATTTATGATGGATACTTAAATATTCCTTATAATATTCAAATTACCTTATCTTTAAAATTACAGGTTCTTCAAGATTTAGGTTTTACAGTAGTTCCTCACTTAACTGAATATGATGAATGGTCTGTTGAAGATGCTATATCAACAATTAGAAATGAATACCATACTATTTATCCTATTGATGGAGTTGTAATTAAATATAATGATGTAGATGATTATAATGCGGCTGGTCGTACGGAACATCATTTCAAAGGTGGTTTAGCATATAAATTTTATGATGAACTTTATGATACTCGTTTAAAATATATTCAGTGGACAATGGGTAGAACAGGCGTCCTTACTCCAGTAGCAGTTTTTGACCCAATTGATATTGATGGTTCAACAGTAGAAAGAGCATCACTTCATAATGTTAGTATTATGAAAGAGATTCTCGGTGATTGTGCTTATTGTGGCGAACCATTGAAAATTGCTAAAATGAATCAAATTATTCCGCAAGTCATAGAAGCTGGTCCAAAATATGATTATGGATATGTAGTAAGTCATGGTGGAGTTTCCGCAAATGATGTCATTGAAAGATGTCCAATTTGTCATGAGGAAGTAGAATATATAAAAAGTTCGGAGGGAGTTGTTAATGTCTATTGTACAAACTCAAAATGTGAAGGAAAATTAGTTAATAGACTCGACCACTTTTGTGGGAAAAAAGGATTAGATATTAAAGGGCTTTCAAAAGCAACTCTTGGAAAATTCATTGAATGGGGCTGGGTAGAAAAAATAGAAGATTTATATTACATTTCCGAGAAATTCAGGTCGGACTTTTTACTTAAACCTGGTTTCGGAGTTAAATCAGTTACTAAAATTCTAAATGCAATAGAAGAAAGTAAACATACAACACTTGATGCTTTTATTTCTGCTATTGGTATTCCTCTTATTGGGCGGGCAGTTGCTAAAGATTTAACTAATTATTTTGAAACTTATGAAGATTTCCGTGATGCTGTAAAAGATAGTTCATATCATTTCTATGATTTAGATAATTTTGGCATAGAAATGGAGAATAGTATTAAAAATTTTGATTATGCGGAGGCTGATAGACTTTCTAAAATTTTATGTATTGAAGCCTCAGTTGTAAGCAACAATCAAATAAATGATAGTCTTTCAGGAAAAACTATAGTCATTACGGGAAAACTTACAAAATTTAAAAATAGAGCTGAATTAAAGTCAGTCATTGAAAAACATGGCGGAAAAGTTACAGACTCAATTTCCGCAAAGACAGATATGCTAATAAATAATGATATAAATAGCACATCATCTAAAAATAAAGCTGCAAAAGCACGCAACATACCAATTATAACAGAAGCTGATTTTATACAGCTTTATATTGAAAATTAAAAAAATTTTTAATATAATAAGAGTAGATGATAAATGAAATAAAATTTATCTTTTATATAAATACATAATAATAAATATATAATTTAAAGGAGAAAAAAATATGTTAAAGGATAACAGTAAACTTGTTTTCAATTTTGTTAAGTAGCACGATGGAGAAGATTTTACAGCACAGGATATTGCTGATGCAACAGGTCTTGGAGTAAGACAGGTTAATGGTATTATTACATCAGCTTTCCAGCGTTATAAGGATAAGGATAAGAATGAAATTCCGCTAATGCAGCGCGTTGTTGCTGAAATTGTAGACCCCGAGACAGGACTTCATAAACCGGTTAAATTCATTCAGCTTACTGATGAAGGTAGAGAATTCGATCCAGATGCCGAGGATTGATAATTAAGAAAATTGGGAGAGCTAGATATAAAAATATCTAGCTCTTTTATTTTATCAGGAGATAAAAATGGTTGTATTAACAATAATAGATATTATTATTTTTTGTGTTGCAATAATATTAATTCACAAAGCTGATTTAAAAAAAGTTAGTATTGCTAAATAGCAATAGAAAAAACAGCAATTAACCAATTAGATTAAATAGTTATCTGATACATACAATGATTATAATTTAAAAATACAAAGTATTCTTCAAGAAACACAAATTGTTAAAGCTAGAGCTGAAGAAACAACAGCTAATTATATTGCTAATCAAAAACAAATAACACTCGATTATATTAATAATCAATAGCAACTAGCAGAACAAAAAATTAAAGAAATAAATGCTAATACTTAGCAAGAAATCGCGGCGATTCATGAAGATCTTCAAAATATTAGATGCTCTGCCGCACAATAGAAAGAACAAATTCAAAATGAACTTAATAAACTAAAAGCTTCCTTAAGTGCGGGTGTAGAAGCTCGTCTTCGCGAGCAATAGAAAAAAGATAAAATTAATTTTTATAAACTCTCTATTAATGATGCAGATTTAGCTGATGTAAAAATGTTATAGAACTTAAAATCTTCTTTTCATAAACCTGTTGTTTTAAGTAAACTTATCTGGACTCAATATTTTCAAAAACAAATGACCGAACTATGTGATAGAGTGCTTGGTAAAAAAACTGTTTGCGGCATTTATAAAATTACTAATTTATTAACAGAACAATGTTATATCGGTCAAAGTGTTAATATCAGTGATAGGTGGAAACAACATTGTAAATGCGGATTAGGAATTGAAGCCTCAGCTACCAATGTTTTATATAATTCAATGCAAAAAGATGGTGTTTGGAACTTTAGTTTTGAATTATTATAGGAATGCCCGCGCAATCTACTAAATGAAAAAGAAGCTTTTTGGATTGATACATATAGTAGTAATATATATGGATTAAATACTATGAAAGGAATAAAAACATGATTAAAGTATTTACTTTAAATAAAAATGGAAAAATAGAATTAACAGAAAAAGAATTAAAATAGTTATTAGATAATGTATATTGGGAAGGATATAGAGATAATAATAAATCATCTTGGACTTACACAACTCCATTAACTTACCCTTATTATTCAAATATAACAGCAGACTCAATTACTTTAGGATCAGCTATAAAGGAGGAATGAAATAAAATGAAATTTGAAAATACCGAAGTTTGGGGTTTTGAACATGCTTTAAGAGGTATGAGAAATCCCAAAAATAGTTGGGATAAAAGTGATAGCAATTGGGAATAGCACCCTTATAATCCTATTGGACCTAATGATATGAAATTAGCTAGAGCTCTTATTTAGGGTGGTCCAGAGCATCGTAAATTCTTACGTCAAATTTTTGTATCTGTTGATATTACCGCACCTTTATATTGGTGGAAATAGTTTGACACTTATAAAATTGGCACAGTCGCTAATAGTACGTCAACTATGCATAAATTAACAAGCAAACCAATCACTCTTGATTGTTTTGAAACAGATGATTTTAATTCAGATTTAGTTTATTATACTGAACCAAATCCATATTCTGATGTTTATATTGAAATGGAAAATACAACAGGTATGTTATCTGAAATCATTATTGAGCAACTTGAATTTCTTCGTCAAAAATATCTTGAAACAAAAGATAAGAAATATTGGAAATAGCTTGTGCGGTGGCTTCCTTAGGGGTGGCTTCAGACTAGAACTTGGACAGCAAATTATGAAGTCATTCGAACTATTGTTCATCAACGATAGATGCATAAATTAAATTAGTGGAGCGGTTTAGACGATCCATCTAAACCTAATTTTATAAAATGGGCAAAAACATTACCTTATGCTGATGAATTTATTTTTAATTGAAAAATAAAAAATAAAATGTTATAATATAATTATAAAATGAAAATTATGTTATAGAGGAGATTAAAAATGAAGCTCGAAGGAAATAGAAAAGAAAAGTTTATACAAATGCTTGAAAAAGAAATCTTTAATGACGAGAGTGGTTTTATAGAGAATTATGAAGAAGATTGGTATGATTTAGTAATTTTCTTTGAAGATTTAAAAAATGGTCAAATTGTAATTGCATATTAAGAGGAATAAGAAATGGCTAAGACTAAAAAAGAAAGATTTATTGAATTTGTTAATGAACTTATGGAAATGGCAGATGTAAATGAATGGGATGACGAAGAAAGAAAAGATTGGAAAGATGCTTTTGATTTCTTTGAAGAACTTAAAAACAATAAAGTAAAAACCGCAAAAGAAATGACTGAAAACGGTGCTAAACTTCTTTCTTGGATGCAAGAGAATAAAGAAAAGATGTCAAATGTTTTTACGTCTAAAGAAGCCGCAGAAGGACTCTTTACAAGCGGTCGCTCCATTGCAGGAACCATGAGAAAGCTAGTAAATGATGGTTATGTAAAGAAAACTGGTAAAGACCCTGTCCAGTATTCATTAACTGAAGCTGGAGAAAATTATCAGTTTGACAATTAAAAAAATTTTTATTATAATATAAAAGTAAAGTTGATTTAATTTAAGGAGATAAAATTAATGAAAAAGAACGCAAGATTTATTAACACAGAAAGAATTGAAGGATATGTTTATAGTACAGGTAGTAATTTTAATCAGCTTTCTGAAAGAACAACAGGAGAGAATTCTAAGCATCCTGGAACAAAATATATTGCGGGAGACCTTGATATTGCTGTAGATGAATCTGGTCTAAATGTAGTGACTATTCATTATACATATGTAACACCAACATATGGCAGTGGTCAGGTAAATAATACTTATACAGCTCTTAAAAGAATTATTGATAATCCAGATAAAATTTGGATTAATGGCGGTAAGGAAAATGCCTTTAAGGTCCAGTGTACTGGAGTTTCTATCGCAATCAATGATTTCATTGGAGCAGATGGAAAATTTGTTGCCGCAATTAGAAATGAAGGTGGATTTTGTTCTATCGTAAATGAATTTGGTCCAGAATCAAATAGAAATACTTTCTCTGCTGATATGCTTATTACAAAAGTTACTCATATTGATGCAGATCCAGATAAGAATATTGAAAATGATTTCACAACAGTTAGTGGAGCAATCTTTGGATATGGAAAAACAATTCCTGTTCTTCTTCCTGTTTCATTTACAGTTCGAAGCGAAAAGGGTATGGAATACTTTGAAAATCTTGATGCTACACCTTCAGACCCCGTTTTTACAAAAGTTTGGGGACATGTTAATTGTATGACTGTTAAAGTAAAGAAAACTGAAGAGTCAGCTTTTGGTGGTGATTATGTTCAGGAGTCTGAGCGTAAGAGTCGTGAGTACCTTATCACAGGAACAGCAAAAGTACCATATGACTTTGGTGATGAAGAAGTTCTTACTGCTAATGATGTAAGCACAATGAATCAGAATCGTCAGATTATGCTTGCAGAGGTTGAAAGCAGACATAAGGAACGCCAGGCAGAAAAGGCTGCAAATGGAGTAAGCTTTGAAGCTACTACAAAAGCTCCTGCCGCAACAAAAACAGCAGGTGTGCCTGAAGGTGGATTTGTATTTTAATGAGAGGTAATAAATAATGGCAGATATTAATATTTTTAACATCTAGCCGCATCAGGTTAGCCGTAATCTAAGAGGATATTCAATCTTCTTTTACGGCTAGCCAAAAAGTGGCAAAACTACAACAGCATCTAAGTTTGAAAAGAATCTTCTTTTAGCTTTTGAAAAAGGTTATAACGCAATTCCAGGAGTTATGGCACAGCCTATTAATAACTGGGCAGAATTTAGAAAAGTTCTTCGTCAGTTAAAAGACCCAAAAGCTAAAGATATGTTCTATACTATCACTATTGATACTTGTGATATTGCATATGATTATTGTACAAAGTATATTTGTGATAACGCCTTGAGACCTGATGGCGGTTATGGTGTAGACAGTATTAGTGATATTCCTTTTGGAAAAGGATACGGTCTTGTATCAAAAGAATTTGATGAATGTCTTAGATCTATTGTTATGATGGACTACGGTCTAATTCTTATCTCACACGCAACTGATAAAGTTTTTAAAGATGAAGCTGGAAATGAATATAATAAAATCGTTCCAACTCTAGACAAACGAGCCAATAATATTGTTGCACGAATGGCAGACATTATTGGATACTCAAGAATTGTTACTGATAAAGAAGGTAATAACTTAACAAAACTTTTTATGCGTGGTACACCGAGATATGAAGCTGGTTCTAGATTTAAATATACACCAAATTATATTGATTTTTCTTATGATAATCTTGTTTCCGCCATAAGTGATGCTATTGATAAACAAGCACAAGAAGATGGAAAAGAGTTTTTTACAGATAAGAAAAACAATCTTTATGAAGATACAACTAAAGACCTTAATTTTGATGAACTTATGAAAAATTGTAATGATTTGATTAAGGGAATGATTGATAATAATTCTGAAGAAGTGTTTAAAGAGTTTTATCAACCTCGTATTGTTCAAATTACAGATCGTTATTTGGGCAGAGGTCAAAAGATGAGTCAGTGTTCAAGAGAACAGGTTGAAGCTTTGTCTTTAATTTATGATGATCTTCTCTTACTTTCCAAAGAGCCTGCTTCAGAATGATTATATATTAAAGGCTTGTCAAAGTCCCGTTCTTTTGACAAGTCTTTTTTTTTATGTTATAATATAATAAGAAATTTTTTAAGGAGATTTTTTATGGCTCATAAAGTAAAATGTTTATATTGCGGTGAGCAATTTGATCGAGATATAGAACCAACAAAACAAGTCTCCGCACGCAGATACGCTCATTTAAAGTGTTGGGAAGAACATCTTGCAAATATGTCGCAAGAAGAAAAAGATATTGCAGCATTTTATGATTATACTCGGCAACTATTTGGAGAAGATTATAATTATGTATTAACTAAAAAGTTAGCTGAAAGATATGTAAAAGAAAATCAATATACATATAGTGGAATGTTAAAAACTCTTAAGTGGTATTATGAAAAAGAAGGCCATTCACTTGATAAAAGTAATGGAAGTATTGGTATTATTCCTTATATATATAAACAAGCATTAAATTATTATTATGCACTTTATCAAGCTCAATTAATAAATAAAGAGAAGGATATTTCAAATTTTATATTACCAAAAGAAAGAACTATAGAAATAGAATCTCCACGAGTGTATGTACGTCCGCCGCATTTGTGGCTAGAAGAAGAGGAGGATGAATGAGTTCAAAATATGTAGATGTATCTGCGAATATGCAGGTAATAGGAGACGTTTTTATAAATCCATCTTTATTAGATTTAGAAGATAAATATAAATTCAATGAACAAGATTTTCCTCAAGAATTTCATAGAATTTTATTTGGTTCAATTTATAATCTCCATCAATTAGGAGTAAAACAAATTTCAATTGAGGATATAGAAAAATATTTAGAACAACGTCCAAAGAAATATGCAATTTATAAAATGAACAAAGGTTCTGAATATTTAGAGAATATTAAACAAATGTGTCAATTAGCGGCATTTGATTATTATTATAATCGAATGAAAAAGATGACTCTGTTAAGAATGTATAATAAAACCGTTGGAATGAATTTATCTTGGCTTTATGATCCAGATAATATTTTAGATGTAAAAAAGAAAGAAGCTCAAGAGACATGGTTTGATAATACCCCCATTAATGAGATTGCTAATCTTATTAATGACAAGATAGAAGAAATAAAATCTAAATATGTTGATAACTCAGAAGATGAAATCATTCAAGCTGGTGACGGTGCGTTAGCTTTACTTGAAAGATTAAGAAAAAATCCTGAAGTTGGTTATCCTTTATATGGAAGATTAGTCAATACCATTCATCGCGGGGCTAGATTAAAAAAATTTTATTTGCGGTCGGCCGCTACTGGTGTCGGAAAAACGCGTTCCATGATTGCAGACGCTTGTTTTATTGCTTGTAATAAACTTTATAATCTTGAAACTAAACAATGGGAAGATAATGGAACTCGTGAACCAACTGTGTTTATTACAACAGAACAAGAAGAAGATGAGATTCAAACTATGATGATGGCGTTTTTAGCTAATGTAAACGAGTCTCATATTCTTGAAAATACGTATGTTGGAGATGAATGGGAACGCGTAACCGAAGCTGCGGAGATTCTTGAAAAAAGTCCGTTATATATTAAAAAATTACCAGACTTTTCATTACAAGATATTGAAAATACAATTAAAAGCAATATCCGCAATCATGGAGTAAGATATGTATTCATGGATTATATTCATTCAAGTATGAAAATTCTTAGTGAGATTAGTTCAAAAGCAGGGGTTAAAGGATTAAGAGAAGATAATATTCTTTTTATGATAAGTGTAAGAATTAAAGATTTATGTAATCAATATGGTGTATTTGTAATGTCTGCAACGCAGTTAAATTCTGATTATGTAACAGCTCAACAGTATGATCAGAATCTTCTTCGTGGCGCTAAAGCTATTGCTGATAAAATAGATTGTGGCATGATTATGTTACAAACAAGTCAAGACGACAGAGAGTCTTTAAAAAATATTGTTAATTCAATGGGTATCGAAATGCCTGATATAAAAATGTCTGTTTATAAAAATAGACGCGCTAGATATAAAGATATATTACTTTGGTGTAAATCAGAACGAGGAACTTGTCGTATTAATCCATTATTTGTAACTAATTATAACTATGAATTAATAGATATAGAAGATTTAAAAATTACAGTAACACCTAAAATAGAAGCAAGCGCATTTTAAGGAGGATATATATGCAATATGGTAAGTGTTATAAATGTGCCCATAATGGAATTTGCAGAATTTTGATGGCAGAAGCCATATCTTCATTAGGATAGTTTGTGCGACTTTTTAATAAAGCACAAACCAGAAAAACGGATAGTAAATGTATTTTACAAATAGATTATACTTGTGAAAATTTTGTAGAAAAGAATAGTAATGAAGATATACTAAATATACAAGAATAAAAGCGAGTACATTTTAATGAAAAAGAAATTTAGAAAACCAAGACCACAACCTCCTAAATGGTTCTGGGCTGATAATGATAATTGTTGGAATTGTAAATACAATCATACAAAATGTAATAGTTGTAAAAGATTAAAAATATTTAGAAAAAAATATAGAGATAAAAAAACAATAAAGGAGAAAAGATGATTATTTGTGGTTTTCCTGGGGTCGGAAAATCTACCTTAGCAAAATTTTCTAATTGGATAGATTTAGAAAGCACCCCATTTGAAAAAGATTGGGTTCGTTATGCAAAAGTAGCAAAACATATGAGTGATAATGGATATAATGTTATGGTATCTACTCATCCCCAGTTGTTAGAACAATTTGAACAAATGGAAGTAAGATATACTGTTGTAGTACCTCCTTTTACTGATGTTTCTATTTATAAAGATAGATATATCAAAAGAGGAAACAATATTGATTTTACTTCCTTAATTGAAATAAATTGGGATAAATGGATTGGAGATATTATAACAAAATCTTCAGTTAATAAAACTGTTGTAATATTACCAAAAAATGGTTGTTTACAAGCCTATATTGAAAAAATATGAAAATATATAAAGAATTAAAATACTTATGGAGTTAGTTAGGTTTTGTACTATGGTGCGGGAATTGGAGGAAAGCTGAGGAAACTTGTCAAAAAATTGATATAATCGCAAAACAACATCCAATTATAAAATTTTTTGCCATGATATTACATTAAGGAATTGATATGAAATTTAAATATGATAAAGACATTTTAAAAGAAAACTTATCAATAGAAGAAGTATTTGATTTAGTTAGTGAGTTAGGCGGTGAACCAATTATGGGTAATGGATTATTTACCGCCCGCACTATCTGTCATGGCGGCGATAGTCACAAACTTTATTATTATGAAAATACTCATTTATTTCATTGTTATACAGGATGCGGGGACGCATCATTTGATATATATGATTTAGTTTTAAGAGTAAATAAAACTGCTGGAATTGAAAGTTTTTCTCTTTCCAGAGCAATATCTTTTGTAGCTAGATATTTTGGATATACAGCTGAAATATTTGATTTTGAAGATAATCAAGATGTTAGTGAAGACTGGAAAATTATTAATAATTTTAAAAGAAATAGAGAAAAATCTCAACCACAAATTATAGAATTAAAAACTTATGATGATAAAATATTAAAATATTTACCTCATCCCCATATCTTACCGTGGGAGAAAGAAGATATAACATTTGATATAATGGAATCAAGAGGTATATGTTATAATCCAATAAGCGAAGGAATTGTTATTCCACATTATGATATAGATAATAAATTAATTGGGATTCGAGAAAGAACTCTTATAAAAGAAAATGAAATATATGGCAAATATCGTCCAGCTATAATTGGTGGCAAGATGTATAACCACCCGCTCGGTTTTTCACTCTATAACCTCAACAATAGCAAAAAAGCAATTTCTATATTTCAAAAAGTAATTGTTTTTGAAGGTGAAAAAAGTTGTCTTAAATATGCTTCTTATTTTGGTAAAGATTCAGATATTAGTGTAGCATGTTGCGGTAGTAATTTAATTAATTATCAAGTTAAACTACTTTTATCTCTTGGAGTAAAAGAAATTATTATTGCACTTGATAAACAGTTTCAAAAAATTGGTGATAACGAATGGCAAAAATGGGTTATTAAATTAAAAACTTTATATAATAAGTATGGTAATTATGTAAATATTAGTTATATGTTTGATAAAGATAATTTGCTTGGATATAAAGATTCGCCAATAGATTGTGGGAAGGATACGTTTTTAGAATTATTTAAAAGGAGAGTTACAATAGAATGAATGCAAATCCGTGGAGACATAAAGAAGATAATAAAATAAAAGCACAAAAACAAATTAAATACATGGATGAGAACTTTGCTAATGAAACTGCGGAGGCCGTCGCTAATACAGTTATATATACTGGTCCTGTAGATATATGGGATTGGACTAAAAATGGTTTTAATCCAGTCCCCTATTCACAATTACTTGATATGGGTACTGTTGATGCGATTTTTCATGTTCGAGAAGTCTTAGGAGAAGATAATAAAGAAGTTAAAGTTGCTGCGCTCAACTTTGCGTCATATAGAAATCCTGGTGGGAAATTTGTTGATGGTAGTAATGCTCAAGAAGAATGTCTATGTCATGAATCTAATCTTTATAATATTTTAAGAAACTTCACATCATATTATAGAGAAAATAATTCTAAGCCAAATAAAAATCTTTATACTGATAGAGCCTTATATTCTCCAGATGTGATTTTTAACAAAGGAAATCATATAGTTAAAGCAGATGTAATTACTTGTGCCTCTCCAAATTGGACTGCTGCACGTAAATGGAATGTTTCTCAAGTTGAAAATACTCTTGTATTAGCTCAACGTATTCAGTTTATTAAAGATATTGCAGAACTTGAAGCAGTTGATATTCTTATTCTTGGGGCTTGGGGATGTGGAGTATTCGGACAAAATCCAAGAACTGTTGCAAAATTATTTGATTTTATTTTTAGAGAAAGTGAAATTAAAAATATTGTATATGCAGTTCCTGGAGGATTAAATTCTGATAATTTTAAAGCCTTTGACGAATGTATTAGAAAGAGTTGACTTGACAACTCTTTCTTTTTTTGTTATAATATAAAGTAGAAATATTATAAAATTAAAGGAAGAAAATATATGAAATATGAATTAATAAATAAACCAAATGAAAACTTTTCAACAATACAACAAATATTATATAATAGAGGAATTGCGAAAGATGAAATTTTACATTATGTAAATCTATCTGATTAGGATATTAATTCCCCATTGTCTTTAGGAGAAACAAATCTCAAAAATGGGTTAATGGCTATTATTAATACTGTAAAAGAAAATGCTGATGCTTTAGTAATTGTAGACTGTGATTGTGATGGTTACACATCTGCAGCTCTTCTTATTAATTATTTATATAAAATATTTCCCACTTGGGTCACTAATCATTTAGACTGGTACATGCATGATAGTAAGCAACATGGGTTAAGTGATTGTATTGATTTTGTATTAGCTCATAATCCAAGGCTTGTGATTTGTCCAGATTCAAGTAGTAATGATTATAGTTATCATAAGACATTAGCAGATAAAAATATTCAAGTATTAGTTTTAGATCATCACTTAGCAGATCGTATTAGTGAAAATGCTATTATTATTAATAATCAATTATCAGATTATCCTAATAAAGAATTATCTGGTGTTGGAGTCGTATGGCAATTTTGTCGATATATAGATAGATTTTTTTCTAATCCAAAAAATTATAAAATATGTAAAATGGCAGATGAATTTTTAGATTTAGTTGCTCTTGGGAATTGCGGTGATATGATGTCATTACGGTCTTTTGAAACTCGTTATCTAATTACAAAAGGGTTTAAAAAAGAAAATATTAAAAACCCTTTTATTGATTATATGATTGATAAAAACTCATTTCCTTTATCAAAAGCAGATTATGTATCATCAAATCCTGATATGGGATGCACATCTATGGGCGCTGCATTTTTTATTGTACCATTTGTTAATGCTATTACTAGAAGTGGAACGATAGAATAGAAAAACTTACTTTTTAATTCTATGTTAAATCATAAAGCTTTTACAGAAGTTATTTCAAACAAGCGTGGGCATAAATTAGGTTAGAAAGAAAAATTAATTTTACAAGCAATTAGAACAGTTACGAATGTTAAAAATAGACAAACGAGAGCAGAAGATACAGGATTAGATATGTTAGAGAAAATGATTGAAACTAATCATATGCTTAATCATAAAATTCTTTTATTCTTATTAGAGCCTAATAAAATTGATCCTGAAATTCGTGGTTTAATTGCAAATAAATTTATGGCAAAATATCAAAGACCTTGTTGTCTATTAACTAAAACTAATAGAAATGGCAAAGAAACTTATGAAGGCTCTATGCGTGGATATACAAAAACTGGAATTGACAGTTTTAAAGAAGTGCTTGAACAATGCCCAGGAGTTTTATATGTAGAAGGACATGATAACGCGGCTGGGCTTGGTATAGAAGCAGATCATGTAAATGATTTTCTTTATAAGATTGATTAGCTTCTTGAAGATGTCTCTGTTGAACCTATTTATAGAATTGATTATAATTTTAATGAAAAAGAAAACAACAATCAGCGCATTTTAGATATTGCAGATATGAATGACTATTGGGGTCAAGATGTAGATAGAGCTTATGTAAATATTAATTTTAAAGTTACTGATTCTAATTTTAAAGTTATGAAAAGCAATACTTTAAAATTTAATTTACCTAACGGATTATCTATTATTAAATTTAATGGAACTGAAGAAGAAATTACTAGATTTACAACAACAGGGTATCTAGAAGTGAACGCTATTTGTAAATGCAATAAAAATTAGTGGAATGGTTGCGTCTATCCGCAACTTATTATGTAGGATTTTGAAATTGTGGATTCTGCTAAATACTACTTTTAATGGCTCGGCGCGCAAACACCCGTACCTAGGAAGCAAAAATGCATTTGGATTTTTTTATTTGCATTTTTGCTTTTTGATTTTTTTATAAAAATTTGTTATAATATATATAAATAAAATGTTAGGAGAATAAATATGGATATTGGAAGTGGTTCAGGTTATCCTGCAGCCTCATTAAGTAATTTTGCACCGCATCCTTTTATTATAGATGATGTACCTTGTAATTCAATGGAAGGCTTTCTACAATCTTTAAAATTTAAAAATATTGACATGCAAAAATATGTATGTTCTTTAGTTGGAAAAAGCGCAAAGTATAAAGGAAAAGATAAAAAATGGTGGAAAACACAAACTCTATATTGGCAAGGTAAAGAATATAAACGTGATAGTCAGGAATATCAAATTCTTTTAAATAGAGCTTACAATGCGTTATATCAAAATGAAGGATTTAGAAAAGCTTTAGAAGCTAGCCGTCCGGCAATCTTATCACACTCAATAGGGAAGAATAATCCTTCAAAAACAGTTTTAACTCAAGCAGAATTTGTGGGTCGTTTAATGAAGCTAAGAATGGGAAAAAAATTAGATGAATAATAGAGGTGCATAGATATGTCAGATGAAAGTTTAAAAATTAATACAATAAATGAAAAAAAATTAAAAGGCTATCAATATGATTCTTTAATATATAGATATATTCGAGCTAGAGAGCAAATGGCAGAATATGAATATCTAAGAGATAGACAGAGCAATGTCTCTAATCATACTGAATGGACTGTGTATCGGCAAAGAGCGAATAGAGATATAATGCGTTTTGTTCAAATTTTAGATGAAGTGATTGGAGAGCATGAATAATGATATTAACTAAAAAACAAGAGGAAGGATTAAAAACTGCTGTAGCGCGACATCGGGACGGAGAAAAATATACGGTGATTGCTGGCTATGCTGGAACTGGTAAAAGTACACTTGTAAGATATATTATTGATGCTCTTAATGTTGAAGAAAGTAGAGTATGTTATTGCGCTTTTACTGGCAAAGCTGCAGAAGTATTAAAGAAAAAAGGAAATAAAAATGTAGCAACACTTCATCGGTTGCTATATGAACATATTCCGCGACCAGCGGGCGGTTTCTTTAGAAAGCCGAAACCACTTATTGATTATGATGTAGTTGTAGTTGATGAAGTTTCTATGGCTCCTAAGTCTTTGATGGAGTTACTGTTTAAACATAAAGTATATGTTATTTGTTTGGGAGACCCATTCCAGTTGCCACCTATTGATAAAGATGAAGATAATCATCTATTAGATAATCCTCATATCTTTCTTGATGAAATTATGAGACAGGAAGAAGATTCTGAAATTATTCAGCTTACTATGAAAATTAGAAATCAAGAATCAATTGATTATTTTAATGGTAATGAAGTAAAAATTATTCCTTATTCAGATTTAAATACTGGAGTGCTACAATGGGGAGACCAAGTTCTAACTGCAACAAATGCAAAGCGACGAGCAATTAATAACCAGATGCGCGCATTACAAGGAAGAACTGGAGAGCCTGTTGATGGAGATAAAATTATATGTCTCCGCAATTACTGGGATGATTCAAGTTTAAATGGTGATGCTCTAATTAATGGAACTATTGGTATTCTTCAAAATAGTTTTCGTACTTGGAGAGAAATTCCCAGATTTATACAAAGTGATATAAGAAAATTTGATGTTTTAGTTGGCGATTTAGTTGTACCAGAAACTAATGATGTTTATGAAATGACAGAAATGGATCGTCAAATGATTATTACTGGAGAAAAATGTTGTGATTGGCGACTATCTTATAAATTAGGTAAGTTGCGTTCTAAATATGGAGAAATTGTTCCTAAAGAGTTTACATACGCTTATGCTATTACAACTCACAAAAGTCAAGGTAGTGAATGGGATAAGGTAGTTGTTCTTGAAGAAAAGTTTCCGTTTGATAAAAATGAACATGCTCGATGGCTATACACAGCTTGCACGAGAGCCAGTGAAAAATTAGTTTTAGTGAGGTAAAATATGTCTAAAAATAATATATTAACTTTTGCCACATCTTTTAGAGGAGATAATCTCACTAAAGAAGAAAAATGTGCTTTAGAGCATTTGCTTGAAATAATGGCAGCTGTGAAGCAACAAATTTTATTAAGAAAATTATTAATAAATAAAATTTAAAATATAAAATTAGTATTAGTGAGGTAATAATATGACTACAGGTATATTTAATGCAAAAATAAAACGTGCTAATTTAATTAAAGATATAGATACGAATAAAATAGTCTTAAAATTAGAAATAAAATCAACAGCAGGAACTGCTTGTTTAACATTTTCTGTTGATGATTTAATTAAAATTTTTTCTATATTAGAAATTGAAAATTTTGATGAAATAATTGGTCAACCCTGTTTAGTATTAATTAATGATGGTATTATGAAAGATATTGGTAATTTTATGTTCCGTCATTATGATTTTATTAAAGAACCATTAAAAGAAGAATCAAAATATTGGGTACTTAATGATCCAATTAGATTAAAAATATATGAATAAAAAATTTGACAAACTTAAAAATTTTTTATATAATATAATTGTAAGAAATAAATATTATGAAAGAGAGGTACGGTCCAATGGTTTAAATAGTTGTAACTCGTTAACATATTGAACCGATATAATATGGAGGGTACTCCAATGGACAGGATAGCTTAAATATTTATTTTTATATGACTAGTCAAGCGGGGCAACTCGCTTGACTTTTTTATTTATTTATTTTATAATATAATTATATTATAATGTGAAAGAGGTAAAGTGATGGTCAAGAGATTTGAGGTGCACTCTCACTCAGAATTTTCAAACATAAGATTATTAGATTGCATTAATAAAATTCCAGCACTTATTGATAGAGCAATAGAAATTGGTTTAAGTGGGATAGCTCTTACTGACCATGAATGTTTAAGTGGTGCTCCGCAAGCAAACTTCTATGCTCAAGAAATTTTAAAGACTCATCCAGATTTTAAAGTAGCATTAGGAAATGAAATATATTTAACTCCTGATAGAGAAATGGGACAAAAATATTATCATTTTATTTTAATTGCAAAAAACAAAACTGGATTTAGAGCATTAAGAGAACTTTCTTCAAGAGCATGGATGAACAGTTATTGGGATAGAGGTCTTGAAAGAGTTCCTACAACATATGATGAACTTGAGGAGATTGTTAATAAATATCCAAATAGTTTAATTGCAACAACAGCTTGTCTTGGTGGAGAAGTTTCTTCTCAACTTCTAAATCTCATAAAAGCAGAAAAGCATGATGATAAAATAGAAACCGCCGAAGCCCATAATGATATTGTGGATTTTATCTTATGGTGCAAGCGTCTTTTTGGTGATGACTTTTATATCGAGTGCGCGCCAGGTCAATCAAATGAACAGGTTATGGTTAATAGACGTCTTAAGGCTGTGGCTGCCGCTTTTAATTGTAAAATGGTTCTTGGATCAGATGCTCATTATCTTAAAAAAGAAGATAGATATGTACATAAGGCGTATCTTAACTCAAAAGGTGGAGAGCGTGAAGTTGATGCATTCTATGAATATGCATATCTTCAAGATGAAAATGATATAAAAGAAAACATTTTACCATCTGAATTAAACTATGATGAGTTAGTTTTTAACTCATATGAAATTTATAATAAGATTAAGAACTATGATATTAGACATCAACAAACAATTCCAAAAGTAAAGGTAAAAGATTATAGACCTTATTATTTTGATTCTAAACTTAGAAGTTTTGATAAACAAGACCAAGCTAAAGAATTTTCAGAAAAATATCCAACATTAGTATCTTTATATGAAAGTGATAATATTTATCATAGATATTGGATAAATGAATGTGTTCAAAAACTTCATCAAATAGATGAATTTAATGATGTATATTTATCTCGATTAGAAGAAGAAGCAGATATTAAAAAAACTATTAGTGAAAAATTAGGAACTAATATGTTTAGTTATCCAATAACTCTTCAACACTATGTTGATCTCTTTTGGGAGTGCGGAAGTACAGTTGGTGCGGGACGTGGCTCATCTTGTTCAGGTTTAAATCATTATCTTTTAGGCATTACTCAGCTTGACCCAATTAAATGGGATCTTCCGTTCTGGCGTTATCTTAATAAAGAACGTGTTGAGTTAGGCGACATAGACTTAGATCTTTGCCCCTCAAAACGTCCATTAATTCTTCAAAAGATAAAAGAAGAACGTGGTCAGAATTTTAATAAAGATATTGATGATTTAAGTAGAAAAAACCTTGGTTGTACACTTATTGCGACTTTTGGTACAGAAGGAACTAAATCAGCAGTATTAACAGCTTGCCGCGGTTACCGCTCAGAAGATTTTCCAGACGGGATTGATGTTGATACAGCTCAGTTTTTATCTTCTTTAATTCCAAGTGAAAGAGGTTTCTTATGGCCTCTTAAAGATGTTGTCTATGGAAATAAAGACAAAGATAGAAAACCAATTGCGCCTTTTATTTCAGAAATTAATTTATATCCTGGTTTATTAGATATTGCAATGGCGATTGAAGGATTGATAAATAAAAGGTCTAGTCATGCTTCTGGTGTTATTCTTTTTGATGAAGATCCATATGAATTTGGATGTTTTATGAAAACTCCAAAAGGAGAAATTATAACTCAATGGGATCTTCATAAATGTGAAGCATGTGGCATGACAAAATACGACTTCCTTGTAACGGAAGTTCAAGATAAAATTGTTCAAACAATTAAACTTCTTCAAGAAAATAATAAAATTGATAAAGACCTTTCTCTAAGAGAGGTATATGATAAGTATCTTCATCCAGAAGTTTTACCTTTAGAAGACAAAAGAATATGGAAAGCTCTTCAAAATAACAGTGTTTTAAATGTTTTCCAGTTTGATTCAGATGTAGGGTCACAAGCCGCAAAGAAAATTAAACCAACTAATATTCTTGAAATGGCGGATGCCAATGGTTTAATGCGTCTTATGACATCTGAAAAAGGTGAAGAGACACCTATGGAAAAATATATTCGTTATAAAAATAATATCTCATTATGGTATCAAGAAATGAATCGAGCAGGTTTAACAAAAGAAGAGCAAACATTTATTGAACCATATTTTAAACAGTCTTATGGAGTTCCGCCATCACAAGAACAATTAATGAAAATGTTGATGGATAAAAATATTTGTAACTTCTCATTAAAAGAAGCTAATGCCGCACGTAAAATTGTTGGTAAAAAACAAATGGCAAAAATTCCAGAATTACATCAAAAGATATTAGATACAGCCTCCAGTTCATCTCTTGGTAAATACGTTTGGAAATGCGGTGTTGGTCCTCAGATGGGATATTCGTTTTCTATTATTCATGCTCTTGCTTATTCTTTTATTGGAGTTCAGACAATTTATTTAGCGACTAATTGGAATCCAATTTATTGGAATACTGCATGTTTAATCATTAATAGCGCTTCTCTTGAAGATAATGATGAAGACGATGATGAAGATAACACTAAAGATAAATCTACTGATTATTCTAAATTAGCAAAAGCTATTGGAGATATAACTTCAAAAGGAATTAAAGTATCATTAATTGATATTAATAAATCTGGATATAGTTTTGAACCAGATGAAGAAAATAATGAAATTCTTTTTGGATTAAAAGGTGTTAATAAAATTGGTGGGCCAGTCATTGATAAGATTATTGGCGGTCGCCCATACACTGGAATTATTGATTTTATGAATAGATGCCCGCTAAATAAAACTCAAATGATTTCATTAATTAAGTCAGGAGCTTTTGACAAGGTTGATAACAATTGGGCATCAGAAATTTGTAAAAAAAACCCAAGATATGCAATAATGGCATATTATATATCAATAGCTAGTGAACCAAAGAAAAAATTAACATTACAAAATTTTAATGGATTATTAAAAAATAAATTAATTCCAGAAGATTTACTTAAGCAACAACAAATTTTTATATTTAATAAATTTCTTAAAGAAAATAAAAAAGTTGGTAAATACTATGTTTTTGATGAAGGTTCTTTAAATTTTTATTCTTATTATTTTGACTTAAATGAATTAGATGTTATTAATGGAATCACTTGTATTCTTCAAAGTAAATGGGATAAAATTTATAAAAGAGAAATGGATGAAGTTAGAGATTGGTTAAAAGAAAATCAAGAAGAGATTTTAAATCAATATAATAACTTATTGTTTAAAGAAACTTGGAATAAATATGCAACTGGAAATGTCTCTGCTTGGGAAATGGAAAGCTTATGTTTTTATTATCATGAACATGAATTACTTAATATTGATAATTATAAATATGGAATTGTAAACTTTTCATCTCTGCCAGAAGAACCAGTGGTTGATTATTTCTTTAAGAGGGGAGATAGAAAAATTCCAATCTTTAAATTATATAGAATTGCTGGAACAATTATTAGTAAAAATAATACTAAAGCATCTATTACAATTTTAACAACAGATGGAGTTGTAAATGTAAAATTTACAAAAGAATATTATGCTATGTTTAATCGTCAAATTTCTGAAAAGCAACCAGATGGTACTAAAAAAGTATTAGAAAAAGGTTGGTTTTCTCGTGGCACAAAAGTTTTAATCACAGGATTTAGACGAGAAGATACCTTTGTAGCAAAAACCTATAAAGCGACTCCTACTCATCAATTATATAGAATTATTAATGTAAATAATAAAAAAATTACCTTAGAACATGAAAGGATAAACGCAAATGTAGAAAATTAAAGTTCTTGCGCTTTTTGGAGAGTCTGGTGCTGGGAAAGATACTATCCAGCACTGGCTCGAATGGTACTTAAAAGATGCCGTACATGGAATAGTATCTTATACAACAAGACCGCGACGTAGCTATGAAGTTGAAGGTCGTGATTATTATTTTATATCAGAAGATAAATTTTTTAATTAGATGGAAAACAATAAAATACTCGAATTCACTTGTTTTAATGGTTGGTTCTATGGCACCTCTGTTAATGAATTAAAAAAAGATAAAATTAATATAGGAGTTTTTAATCCTCAAGGTGTTCGAAGTTTATTAGCTCATTCAGATATTATAGAAGTTCTTCCAGTTTGGATTAAAGCAAATGAAAAACAAAGACTTTTACGTTCTTTAAAAAGAGAAATTTGTCCAGACTGTGCAGAAATTTGCCGTCGGTTTTTAGCAGATCAAAAGGATTTCCAAGGAATTAATTTTGAATATGAATTCTTTTTAAATGATACAGATACAGACTATTGGACAGACTTTTTTAATAGACCAAAAATTGCAGCTTTTTTAAAGGACAAAAATGATTAATTTTATTAAAAGTTTTTTATAATATATAGTAACCCTAAAAATATTTTATCTAACTAGGAGGATATATTATGATTTATATAATCAAAAGAGATGGTAGACAAATGCCATTTGACACACAAAAAATTAAAAATGCAATTTTAAAATCTTTTAAAGCAGTAGATGGATAGATTTCTGAATATGCTGAAACAAAAGCATAGAATATAGCAAACTACATTGAAGGCTATTGTGAAGAAGAAACTCATCCATTGTCTATTGAAGAAATTCAAGATTTAGTAGAAAACGGATTAATGTCTACTAAAAGAAAAGATGTAGCAAAAGCGTACATTAAATATCGTGAAGAAAGAACAAGAGAAAGAAATTGGAATAATAAAATGATGCGGGCGGCGCAAGAAAAACTTGCAGGTTCTAAAATTGATAATCAAAACGCCAATGTTGATGAACATTCATTTGGCGGGCGCCGCGGCGAGTTTGATTCAATTATTTCCAAACAATATGCTCTTGATAATTGCATGTCAAAAATGGCTAGAGAAAACCATCTAAATAATGAAATTTATATTCATGATTTAGATGCATATGCAGTTGGTATGCATAATTGTCTATCAGTGCCTTTTGATGATTTATTAGCAAAAGGATTTAATACTCGTCAAACAGACGTAAGACCAGCAAATTCAATTAATACAGCTTTTCAACTTGTTGCGGTAATATTCCAACTACAAAGCTTACAACAATTTGGAGGTGTATCAGCAACTCACTTAGATTGGACAATGGTTCCATATGTACGAAAAAGTTTTTGGAAACATTATT